GTTCCCGGACGCGACGTAGATGAGGTTGGCGTTGATGATGCGGACCGGCAGCGGCGCGACATTGCCGATGGGCACGATGGCCCCCGCCGTCGTGATCCCGCTGTTGCCGTGGATGATGGGTCCGGTCCCGACTCCGCTCAGGAGGACGAGATCGCATGGCGTGTCCGACGAGGTGAGCTGGTAGGCCGTGTCCGCGATGGTGCAGTCCACGATGTCCTGGTCCACGATGGTGGCGTGTGACCGCAGCCATGCCTCCACGCTTGAACTGTCGTGCATCAGCCCCTCTCGGAGCGCTGCGGTCATCGCCCCCGTCGAGGTGAGCACCAGGGCCCTGGGCTTCCCGTTCTGCGAGACTGGCGTCGGCGTCGATGTGTACGCTTCCCCGTAGATCATCGTCCTCATGGTCGTCTCCTCTAGAACTCCCGCGTGTCCCTGCACGCGATGAGGTCCGTGTCCAGGTTCTGGCCCCCAGCCCCACCCGTGTAGACTTGGATGACCGCCGCGCTCAGGGCGTTCTCGGGCACGCAGGTACCGAGGGTGCTCTTCTTCTCCTGACCGGACGTCCCTCGGTCTAGCCAGAAGTCCACCGTCGAGTCCGAGGTGAAGATCTCGAACGTGTGCCAGGACGTGTCGGGGGCCGAGGTGAAGTCAACGGTCTCCGAGGTTGCCGTGTCGTCGACCACACCGTCCCAGTCCTCCCAGGAGCTGCCGTTGTAGGAGCTCTCGATCCACACGTACGAGCCCGTCGAGCTGTTGTAGAGCCCGCAGCGGATGTAGTCCCCCGAGCTCGCGGGCAGAGCCGAGAGCTTGAACGCGCACTTGAAGACGCTCGAGCGCTGGTAGAAGAGCAGGTCGCTCTGCCAGCCCTCCTGGAGGGTGGCGCCGAGGACGATGCGGCGCACGCCGATCCTGTCCGTGTACGACGTGACCACGCTCGAGGAGGAATTGATCTCCACGACGTAGTCGCTGGCCCCAGCGCCCGCCCTTCGGATGAAGTGCTCGACGAAGCTCACCCGGTCGGCCGTGATGGCCATGTAGTTGAGGCGCTCGCGGAGGCTCTTCTCGTCGGCGTCCCCGTAGTCCGATAGCGTGCTCCGGATCCTGCCGACGCTCTTCTGGACCGCGATGATCTCCAGGATCCGCTGGTTCTCCTCCTCGGCGATCGGGTTGCGCTCGGGGTCGTCCGGCTCCTTGTCGTTCGTCTTCCAGGTTCCCATGCCGGCGACGGAGGTGGTCCAGGTCTGCTGGATCGCGATGTTCTGCGGGAACCTTGCTGCCTGTGTCATCTGCTACCTCATGACTCGAATGGCTGCGTGACCAGGGCCCAGACCATGGCGTAGTGGGCGCCGGCCGAGTTGTTGGCCCACTTCAGGTCGCCCCCTCCGGGGTTCTCGACGACGAACAGGTAGTCCGTGGCACCGAGCGACCAGTACTTCCCGGACGGCGGCGCCGCGTCCGAGGCTCCCTCGTCCGTGTACCAGAGCGGGTTCCAGTACTGCGTGCCCAGGTTGGGGTCGTAGCTGGCACCTTTCGGCAGATAGGCTGATCCGCTCTGCGTCAGGACGTACACCTCGAGCCCGCGCTTCAGCCAGTCGACCGAGTCGTCGAGCAGCGTCGTTACGCCGCCACTCAGGGTGAACTGGCCGTAGTAGATCGTGGCGCCCCTGAGCTCAGACGGTGGCGACAGCGACGAGGTCGTGAACTGCCACGCGAGCATGAAGTGGTCCTGGATGTCGTTGCAGTCGTCCGCCTTCACCTTGTCGCTGTGGTTGAACGTCTTGATCCTGTGCTCGAGACCCATGCTAGGACGTCTCCGGGTGCTGCACGTTGAGGATCATGGCCCAGCGATCCGAGCCCGAGCCGTTGTCCACGAACAGGTCGCCCATGGACACGGGGGTCGAGGCAGCGTTGGCTGCTGCGATGGACAGGCTGGTGACCGGCTGCCAGTTCACGCCCGTGCGCGGGCTGCCCGGGTTGTCGCCGGCTCCGGTCCACCAGATGTTCCAGTCCTTCGCGTTGTACGTGTTCGGGTGGTAGTCGTTCTCCGTGGGCAGGTACGTGGACCCGCTGGTGATGTCTACCCAGTGGGTGCGCATGATCCGGTTGCGCCAGTCCAGGCCGTCGTCCACCAAGTAGAGGCCCGTGGCGGAGAGGAGCTCGAGCTGGCCGTAGTAGACCGCTGCTCCCTCCCACACGTTGACCGGGCTGAGCGTGGACTGGTTGAGCTCCTTGCTCACCACCAGGCTGTCCTGCAGCCGGTTGAGCCGCTTCGCCTTGATGGCCTGGTACCAGTTCTGGGTCCAGATCCGCTTCTCCTTCGGAGTGCCGACCGTCGAAGCTGCCGGCACCGACTCGAAGATCCAGCAGTGCAGCACGTAGTTGATCGCCGAGCCGCTGCCATTGAAGATCCAGAACGTGCCGTCCGAGTCGGACGCGTACACGTAGATGCTGGTCCACGGGGTCCAGAAGCAGCCCGAGGGAGATGCACCACCGGTCGAGCCGTCCCCGGTCCACCACAGGTGCCACGCTGGCGAGTTCTGGAAGGTGTCCGCCTCGTAGTTCACGCCCGTGGGCAGCTCGTCCGAGTTGTTCTCGGTCCACAACTGCGTGAGCATGATCCGACGACGCGCATCCAGCCTGCGACCCGTTGGGGCAGGGTACTCGGTGAGATCCATGTTGTAGAAACCGATGCCCTCACCAGATCCGCTAGACAGGCTGCCGCGCTGGATGTACTGCCACAGGCAACCCTTCCACGCCCCGAAGTCCAGGGTGCTGCCCAGCGTCTTGCCTCGAACACCGCGGTCCTGCCACTTGTCCACGTCAGCGTCTGAACGCAGATGAGTGCGGGCGTTGGTCACGGCATCGGTGCCGAGCGTGGGCCAGTCCGCGCAGTCGATGGTGCGGTTCTCGTCAGGCATCACTCACCTGGTGCATCCTTGCCCACGGCGGAGCCCCGGTACCCGTCGAGGTAGAACTCGGGTGTCGGTGGACTCCCCCCGTCGTCGGACGTGCAAAGAGCGGGCACCGTGTGGGCCGGGGCGATCTTCCGCAGCAGGTTCTTGAGCATGAAGTACAGAGGAAGGAACTCTGGCAGGGCCATCCAGTCGGGCACCAGGATGCACCAGTACCGGATGCCATCTGGGCCGATCATAGTCGTGCCGGTGTTCTCGTAGCCGTAGCACTCGTCGTCCTCGAGGATCTTGCGGACTTCCTCCTGGATGCGGATGATGTGGGCCGTGGCCAGCTTGAAGCGCATCAGGGCTCGCTGGACGGCCTGGCGCCTCTTCACGGTCCTCACGGCGTTCTCGGGGAACGTGACCTCGTGGATCCGCTCCCACTCACCGAGGTTCGAGAAGGCCCTGCAGGGCACGCTCTCGTTCCTGCTGCGTCGGGCCTCGTTGGACATGTGGGCGAGGCCTCGCGCGATCGCCATCAGGAACCTGGAGCGGACAGCACTATCGCTCTTCGTGTAGACACCATCACCGAGCCGGCCCTGGAGAGCCTTGTAGTACTTCTCCTCGTCGCTCGGCTTGCCACCGTAGGAGGAGGTTCCCCCGTAGTAGTTGCCACCACCGTACTTGCTCATGACGAGCTGTTCCGCTTCGTGTACCTGACGCGCGTCGTCGTCAGCCTGATGGTGTTGGCCTGTAGGACACTCCCGGAGAGGGCGCTTGCCGTCGCGGCCACGTCGCTCGTGGGTGCGTTCCAGGTCGTGTTGAGGTGGCGGCGCTGCCCATCGACCTGGACGTCCATGATCCTGCGGTTGAGCTCGGCAAGGTTCAGGTCGCAGGGATAGTCGCTCGTGACCTTCGGCCACCTGGTCGCGTCGGCGTCGTCTGCCGGGCCCAGGGCATCGAAGGCGGCTTCGATGGCGGTGACAGTTCCTGCCGTGCTTGGGCCTGCAGGGTAGAGGTCTCCCGTGATCGTCGCTGACGAGAATGGTGCATCGACCCAGATGGTGTAGTTGCCTCCTCCCTTGTTTTCGATGTTGGTGATGGTCCGGACCTCGAGGTGGTTGTGGCTCGAGCTCGAGGCGACGCGCACGTTCAGGGCCAGCCTGTTGCCCACGGCCATGAAGTACGGGCTGACGCTCGGATCGGCCGTGACCTCGATCCCATCCTGGGTGGCATTGAGCCCGGTGATGCTCCCGGACGGGAAGGTATCCGTCGATGCATTCCCCCAGTCCCGGCCGTACTCGGCGTCCGTGTCGATTTCCACGTCGATGTTCTGGTTCTGGGCCGTGGGCAAGACGGCGTCGAAGTTCTGGCCGATGGCCTTCTTGCCAGCCGTGGAGCTCGTGCCGGACACGTAGTCCTGCACAGCACTCTCTACCGTGGCGGAGAGCCACCGGCTGCCGGGCGCGGATGCCTGTCCGAAGATCACCCCTTCGACCGCCAGCGAGAACCGGATCTCCCGGAAGGTGAAGCCCTGGGAGACGTCGGTCACTTCGCCCATCCACTTGACGAAGTCGCCCTCATTGCCGGATGTACCGACGCCGGCGAACAGGAGCTTGAGCCTGTTGCGGAGCTCCTCGGTCTGTTCCTCATCGCGACCGGCCGTCGTGAACGCTGTTTTGATCCATCCGGCATCGTCCATGCCGGATGGTGGCGACAGGATGGTGAGCACGCTCTGCTCCACCTTCGTGGTAGCAGCGCCGGTGTCCACGGCACTGATGGGAATGTCCACGGTCCCTGAGGAGGACCAGCTGCCCGCGCTATCCGCCTTGAAGGTTAGACCGTCCGAGGAGCGCATCTGGAGCGAGGAAAGCCAGGAACCCGAGTTCGCGACATAGACCCCCAGGACGCCGTCCTGGGCGCCCGTGGCCGGCTTCGGCTCGATGCCCCAGAGGCTGGCCAGGGTGACGAGCTTCGTGGAGATAGCGTAGAGCGGGTTGATGTCCCTGTGCAGAGCCTTCGAGTTGCCGATCGAGCCGACCACGATACCAGCGGTCTCGTTGCAGAAGTGCCACTCCGGAGAGCCCTTGGACGTGTCGAGCTCGGGGATCCAGGTGTTCAGGCCCCGGATGATGGAGGCGAGGACCTCTTCCTGGGTGGGGGGCGTGTAGCTCATGACTCGTAGTACTCCGGCTGAATGGGGATCACGATGGTCTGCGATTGCCCACCACCATCAATCCACTCCACCCTGATGGCGACCACGTACCCCCCCTGGGCCGTGACCTCGACCCTGGCGCTCCCGGGCTTCACCACGCCCGAGTCCTCGAGGGGCTCGAGCGAGGAGACCAGGGACGCCTGCAGCTCCCGCATGTCGACGTCGAGGACCTGCCAGCCCTTCCTCAGCTGGCTCCCGTAGCCTGGGAAGCCGGGGATGCTCTCGAGCTTCGTCAGGATGGCGTGAGCCACCTGGGAGATGCTCGTGCCATCCCACTGCAGCCGGCCGTTGAGGATGCGCCAGTCCCGTGTCTCGAGGTCGATGAGGATGGCCCTCTTGCGCCCCGATGCTGTCCGCTCGACCCAGCCCATCTACTTCGCCTCGGCCTTGCTGCTCTTGATGGCGTTCGTGAGGTTGTTCTGGGTGATCGGGGTGCCAGGTGGTGTCTCTGGCGTTGTTGTCGGACCGCCCCCGGAGGGGGCCGTGTGCACGTGCCCGTTGAAGATCCCGATATTCGCGTTCTCCTCGGTCATGAGCTGGTTCGCCTTCGCCACGACGTCGTCCACGGCACTGCCGCCCAGCTTGACTGTCCCTGCAGCTCCCGGTGTCAGGCTGATGTCCCCCTCGGCCGCCACGTTCAGGTCTCCGGAGGACGCATCCCAGGAGACCGCCACGGACTTGCTCGAACTCTCCCCCTTGATGAGCAGGTCGCCGTTCGGCCTGAGGTCCACGATGCAGCGGTTCGTGCCGTCCATGGCGGAGAGGATCGTCTCGCCGGCATCGCGCTCTCGGCCGAGGTAGTCGTCGAGCTCCTTCTCAGCCTTCGCGTTCCTGGTGCCGAGGACGATCCGCTCGTCGCCGATGACCAGGACGATGCACTCCTCGGTGCCCACGGTGGCGTCGTCCGCGTCATGGGGCCGGACGTAGACACCGGGCAGCGTGAAGACGATCGCCCGCTTCGGCGCGGCGCTCAGGCCGTCACCGAGGATCCTCCAGAGATACCCGATCGTGCCCGCGACGGCGTCGCGGAGCTCTGCGATCTGCAGGTTCATGCGTTCTCCGGGACCCACGAGTGCAGGAGGTTGAGCTTCATCACGGTCACGGGTCCCTCCTGGTAGTCGTTCTTCGGGTCGGTGTTGTACTGGCACTCGCTGATGTGGAAGAGGCCATCGATGCCCAGGGCGTCGCGCTTGTACCTCGCCACGGTGTCGGGTACGAACATGCGGCCGCCTTGGTCGTGCCCCCTCGCTACGATCTTGAGCGAGAAGAAGCCCGTCTCGGCTGCCTTCATCCCGTAGAGATTGCGGCGCTCGAGCTCGTCCTGGTTCCTCGCCTCCGTGTCGAGGATCCACTTCTCACGGCGGAAGTCCTCGGCTACCTGCAGCATGGTCGAGGGCATCTCGAGGACCTCGGAGCTCGGTACGAGCTTCGTGCTCTGGACGATGCTCTGGAGCCTCTCCTTTTTCTCCCCGGACCCCTTTGAGCGGCCCGTCCGCGTGATCTGAGTCGGCATCCCGGAGACGTCGAGACCGAAGTCCCTGTCGAGGACGTTATTGTTGCTCGGGTCCTTCTCGTCGTCCACGAACAGGTACGATGGCTCCTGGTCGTAGTTCGGGCGCTGCAGCACCAGCATCCCCTCGGCCGACATCCACATGTGGACCTCGAGGCGCTCCACGTAGCGCTTCAGGAAGTTCCAGATGGACTCGCTGTCCTGGGGCTCCGCCTCGTCGAGCACCTTGAAGATCCCCGTGACGGTGGGTGGCCTGAGGGGCTTCGGCATCCCGATGGACACCATCTCGGCCCGGGCCTCGGCATCCGTCCAGGTCTCGTCGTGGATGTTGTAGAGGGTTTTGTAGGTGGAGTTGTATTCCAGCACGTCCTGCTGGTACTGCGCCATGAGCTGCTTGAACTTCTTCTTATTGACGATCGCGAGCCGGTTCGCCTCGTTGGTGCACAGGACCGGGATGTTGTGGGGAGCGCAGAGCTGCTCGGCGATGCCGATGAACTGCTTGCCCCTGACGGCCGTTCCCGGAGGTACCTCGTTCTCGATGAGGACGCATGCCTCGTCCCGGCCGGCGATGTTGGTGGTCGTCTGCCCCTTCTTCCCGCGCTCCCGGAATCGCTCGATCCACCCCTTGAAGACCGTCGTCTCCCCGTACGGAGATCCATCGGTGAAGTAGATCCGGATCCGATGGGCAGGCAGGATCAGCTTCTGCAGGCTGCTCGGAACGGGACCGCAGCGCATAGAGAAGGTATCAGCCGGCGTGTACAGGTTGGCGCTGATGTCGTAGTCCAGCCACTCCTCGAAGCGCTTGCCCGCGACCTCGACGCCGGCGATGCGGAGCTTCGGGCCCTCTGGTACCAGGCCGACCGTCACAGGGTTCTTTCACGACTCTCGGAGTGGAAGTCGCTGTAGACCCGGTAGATACCCGGCGGCACGAAGTTGGGATCCTCGATGCTGCCGTTGAGCAGCAGGAACTCCTCCTCGCGGGACGTGTCCTTGTACAGGCTGACGACGATCTGCAGGGCGCTCCTCTCCGACTTGTTCTCCCACGTGGAGAGCCTCTTGCCCTCGCCGGCCCAGCGCTGCGCTATCGTGGTGGCGTCGTGCCTGAGGCGCTTGACCTCGTCCCGGTCGTTGTAGTTCACGGGATCCTTGAGCAGCGGGTACGTGTTCACGGTCTCCGTGATGGAGAGATGGAACACGTTCAGGGCCACGACGACGTCGTCGTAGCTGAGCACGCTGCTGGTGATGGCCATGGCGGCCATGAGGACGGACCAGGCGAACGAGAAGGGGACCCCGACGACCGAGTCCGGATAGAGGGCAGCCAGGACGGCATCGAGCTCGGACGCCCGGGCAGCGGCGCCGTCCTCGGTCACCGCGTCCGAGCCGAGGACCAGGTCGAACGAGGCCTCGGAGAGGTTCGACTCCTCGAAGACCACATCGATCGAGATGGTCTCCCGGTAGATCGTGCTCACATCGATGCGCCACGTGGCTGCCTGGGCGTAGGTCCGTCCGAAGAACACGTGGTCGAACCATCCGCGCTCCCGCTTCTTCAGCGCATCCCAGAACCTGAAGAAACCATGGGGCCAGTAGTCAGCAGGGTAGGGCCCTCGGGCGTTGAGTGTGGGCGAGAAGATGAAGCGAGCGTTCCACCTGGTCCCGAGACGGCCATCGTTGTCCATCCTCTGCCCAGGCCTGTGCTTGTACCTCGAGCGGATGAGGGCGTTGCCGTCCTCTCCTGTGAGGGAGACGCAGAAGGCCGGCTCGTCTCGCCACGAGACGACATGTGCGAGTTCGATCGTCATCACTGCGTGTGGGCCGGCTCAGCCTGGGTCCCGCCGGCGTCGAGCAGGGGGGAGGGGGCATTTATGGTAGCCTTGCTCGTTCCCTTTTCTGCACCCTTCTCGACTGCCTTCTCTATCTTGTTGACGAGTTCCTCGAACAACCTGTTCTGATGCTCGAGCATGCTCTCAGGACTGACCTTCCCGGTGGAGACCAGGTGCTCCGAGTATCTCTCCTGCAGCTCCCCCATGCTGACCTTCTTCGAGCCGAACACCCTATCTTCACGCAACTGCCTCCACGCGATCCCCCTCTTGCGTTCATCACTCTCGAGCCTGGTCTTCTTCTTGAATTCTGGCTGCTCCATGTACCACCGGAAGAAGGCCTCCTCTCCTGGTCGCAGGAACGCCCTATCGAGGTTGCTGTGTGTCTTGAGACCCCCTATCCTCTTTGCCGCTGTCTCCTGAGCAGGGTTCATGGCGGCCGCTCGCGCCGCCAGCGAGTCCTTCGCGAGCTGCTCGTCGGTCCGGTTGTCGCGATCATCGAGACCCAGCAGATCGCGCCAGTCGTCAATGAGCGTTTTCATCTCCCCGCCCATCCAGTTGGCTGAAATAGTGAGATTCTCGAAGGCGCCGCCGAGAGTGCCGAGGGCATCTTCCGTCAGAACGAGCTTATCGACATTCGCGGCAAGCGATGCCTTGAACTTGTCCAGCTTCAGCTGTGAGGACTCGGATGCCTTGTTGAACTTGAGCTGCAGGCCACGAGTGGAGCCCTGGACATTGGCGTACTTATCGATTTCCTTTCGGAGGCCCTCCATGCTCCATTCGCTCTTCTCGAGGATCTTCTGGAACTGCAGACCACCGGAGTAGGCGGATTCACCCAGGACGTCCGTGAGGATCGTACTCGACTCCTGGCTCTTTGCGATCACGTCGAGGAACATGTCCTCCCAGGAACGCATCTGCCCGCCCGGGCCTTTGATGGCGATTCCGTGCTTCTCGAGCTTCTTCAAACCCTCGCTGGACGTGAGCCTCTGGATCGAGGATTGGAATGCTGTCACCGTTCCTGATGCATCACCGTAGCCTTGGCGCATGATCTGGGCGTATGCGCCGGCCCTGCGGAGTCCCTCCTCACCACCACCGAAAGCAGCCTGTGCGACCGAGAACATCTTCGGCCCAACACTGGCCATCTCGTTCAGGGTCAGCTTGCCCATGGCGCCCTGATTGATCAGGATGTCCAGGGCCTTGCCGGACTTCTCGCCCATGAGGCCGTACTTGGTTCCGAGATCGGAGACAATCTGTCCAAGGCCGTACAAGTCCGCCCCGGTGGCTTGTGCGCCCATGGCAACGTACTTGACCGCGTCTTTTGCTATATTGAGATTTCCTGTCGCGTCAGTGACGCTCTGCATGTAGTCGAGCAGCTGGTCGCGTGCGATGCCCGTGTCGGTGGAGGAATCCAGGATCGTCTGGTTGAGATTTGACTGTTCCTTTGCCGTGAGGCCTGCCTGAATGCCAAGCCGCTGGAGCCTCATGTCGTACTGCATGGTCTCCCTGGTCAGGCCCTGGATGGCGTAGACACCGCCGATGCCGAGCATGCCGGCCCCGATCGGGGCCACCTTGCCCATGACCTTGCCCGCCTTCTGTCCGAAGGTCTTGACCGAAGCCATGGCCTTCTTCATGTCGACGGGCCCGAGCTGCAGGCCTACCTTTGCCTTGGGGGGCATGCCACCTACCTGTCAGGAGTGAGGAGCGCGGGACCGCTCAGACGGGGGAGAGGAGGGGGGAGGAGGAGAGGTCTACTTCTCGGAGGAAGATCCAGTATCGGAGCTGGACCCAGTTGAGCTCTCGTCCCGGTTGGCCAAAAAATCGATCAGGGCCATCAAGCGACTGCGCGGCCATCGCTCCAGTAAGATCTTCGCCTGCTTTTTTTTTAGCTTCACGAGGATGTCGTCTCGGACGCTCTCGGGGAGGAAGTCGAAGTCTCCAGCCAGGGAGAGCTTGACGCCCATGTACTCCTGGTAGAGGTCGGCCAGGACGATGTCGCTGAGTGCCGGGCTCGAGCACCACTCCTCGAGGTTGCGGGTCAGGTGACGTGCGTTCTCGGGGTCGTCCGGGCTGCTGTCCGCTGTGACGAGGGCCTCGTACAGGATGAGCATCGTCCCGCGATTGTTGGCCAGGTCCTCGTGCATCCTGGGATCCAACTTCAGGAAGTCCTTGACCCAATGCCTCGCGACGGCGTGGAGCATGGTCTCCCTCTCATTCGAGAGGGGACGGATGCGGAACGGCTTCCAGCCCTCGATCTCGATGAGCGGCCACTGCTCCTTGCCCTCGAGCATCTGCTCGATGTAGGAAGGCTCCGCGGCACGCTTCGCAGCGGCGAGCTCCTCCGGCGAGAACCCGACCTTCGGTCCATCCGTCTTCGGCTGCGGCTCTGGCAGCTGTCCCTCATTCATGTCGCACCCCTTTCAGTTGCTACGTGATGTCCCTGAGCGTTCCCAGGATCGGCCCCTCGCACGTGACCTCGGTTTCGATGCCGTCCTCGCCTCCCTTCGGGGCGCTGAACTGAGCTTCGATGACCATGTACTTCGTGCCGATGAGGCAGGCGACCTCGACCCAGGCTCCCGTGTACCAGTACTCCCAGACCTTGGAGTAGACGTGCCTGGCCTGGGGATTGAAGACGGTGAAGCCGATCTTCAGGCGCTTGCCCTTCGGGTCGACGGATCCGGCTGTGCCCTCGAGGGCATCGAGGAGAGTGGGATCGCCCACGCCCTCCACGTTGAAGGTCTTGAGCTGGTCCACCTCGCCGCAGCCGGCGACGAAGACACTTCCCCTTCTGTGTGCGTACTCCGGCATATCTCAGCTCCTCTCTACGCTGCCTTCTGGTACAGCTGGACGTCGAACTGGTAGGCCCCGCCAGCGCACGGCAGCGTGAGCCTGGTGTTGGTCCGGTTGCCCGAGCGGCTGGACGAGACCTGTTTCTTGTAGTCCACCGGGCTCTCCGGGTTGACGATGCGCTTCTGCTTGTGCCACCGGTCCAGCCAGCCCCAGCACCTGCGCGTGACGAGCAGGGGCGTTACGTACTGGGACGGGATGCGCGAGCCGTCCGTGGGGTCGTCCATGATGTTGAAGGCGACGCCCGGCTTGACCATCCACGCGGTGGCGAAGTCGCTCTTGATGTCCATCGCGCACGCGTGGGTGATGGTGACGTTCGAGGTGTCCAGGACGGTGTCGTCCGGGGCGCCGCCGCTCGTCTGGCAGTGGCTCGTGACGCTCCTAGGGATGTAGGCCTGGCCACCCCCGTCCACCGCGATGGGGGTGATCCCGTTGTCCAGCGCGGTCTCGATCTGGGTGTCGGTGATGTGGTCCGTGACCAGCTTCGGCACCTTGATGGTCGGGATCGGGTAGTCGCTGTAGGCCGTCTGGGGCCTGCTCCCCTCCTCGAACATCCTCCACGCGGTCCACACGGCTGCTCCCTCGAAGTGGGCGTGCTGGCACTTGTAGGCGTCCACGATCTGGACCCTGAAGGCGTTGAGGCCCGTGGCGAGGGTGACGATGTTGGCGTGGGTGTCCATCGAGCCCATGACGCCCTGGCAGTACTTGCCCTTCAGGGCGGAGCTCATGGTGTCGCAGTGGGTCTCGAGCAGGCCACCGTTGGTGGAGTCGCTGCAGCGGGTGACGATGTAGTCGAAGTGGTAGGCCTGGGCTGCCGTGAGGATCGCGGTCATGTCCAGCGCGCCGGCGCCGGCGGTGGCGGCCGTGTTGAGCGCGATGTTCGCAGTGTAGACCGTCGTCGTGTCCTGCCAGATGTTCGTGACCAGCTCGGTGGCCTCCTCGTTCTGTTCCTTCGTGGTCAGGGTCACGATGTTGGCGGCGACTGCGCTCGTCACCGGCATCTGGTCGTAGTAGGGGCTGGCCTTGATGGCGGTGTCGATGGCGGCTGCGATGGTGTTCTGGGCGTCTCCATTGGCGATGGAGACGTTCACGATCCAGCCGTTGATGCAGACCATGTAGGTCCCCGCCGCGGAGGCGGTGCCCGTCACCGTGATGGTGGCCTGGGCGGCGGTCCCGCCGGCGTCGGCCATGAACGCGCCGTAGACGAGCGCGCCCGTGCCCTCGTCGATCGCCCGGCGGACCATCCGTGCAGCGCTCCCGCCGGCGCCGTAGTAGGTGTCCGCATCGTCGGGGGAGGCCACGGGGTCGATGTCACCGCTGGACTTCGAGCCCGTGGACAGCCCGACCCCGATCATGAGGATCTTCAGCTGTGAGTCGCCGGCCGAGCCGCCTGTGCCGAGAATGGCGGAGACACCGACGACGGGCGTCTTCTGGTCGGGGAACATGTTGGGTACGGTCATCGCCTAGTCCTCCTCGGGGTCCCCGTCCTCGGGGTCCTCCTCGTCCTGGCCTGTGATTGCCTCCCCTTCATCCCCCGTGGATGGAACCGTCTCGATCTCGGGATCGCCCCCCTCGTCGCCGGCGCCGCCGTCCATCTGGCCGAGGGCGGCCTCGGCCTCCGCGATCTCCCGCTCGGCCTGCTCGGGATCGACCAGGTCGAGGTCGCCCGCCTTCAGGGCGAGCACGATGTAGCCGTAGTACTCGTCCAGGGTCACCTCGACGCGGTACGGCACCGGGGAGTACTCCCAGCGGAAGCGCACCGGCTTGTGGAGGATCCTCTTGGTCCCGTCCACGCTGCCCGGCACGAAGTCGATGGTCAGGTGCTCCACACCGTCGTAGAGGACCGGCTTCTCGGTGGGCACGCGCTTCCAGCCGATGAACTCCTTGTTCGAGCCCTTCTTGGACACCAGGGGGCCCTGGGCCTTGAAGGGGTTGTCGTCCCTGCGGCGGTCGTCGTCCGCGTAGCGCTTGCCACGCACGTAGATGAACTTCTTCATGTTGTGACTCCCCTAGAGGTCGACCTTGACGTCGGTCTCGAACTCGTCGCCCTCAGTGCTCGGGACCTTCTCGAGCGTGACGTCGGCACCCTCATACGGCGTGCCCGAGCTCCACGGCGTGAGCGTGTGTACGTACGCCACCATGGCTCTGAGCCTCACGCGGTACAGAGCGGTCCCTCCATCGGTCTCCACCGTCTCCCCGCTCTCGAGCCAGGCCGAGTCATGGTCGGCGACGATCGTGTGCCCGAGGAGGCGGTCGAGGATGTCGGCCTTGAGCTGCCAGATGCCGGGCTTGCGGGCAGCTCCGGCGGCGTCGCCGGCGAAGGCCTCGTGGGTGGTGCGGTAGTTCGCCTCGGCGAGATAGAGGTCGATACTGAACGTGCCCAGCACGAGCTGCACGCGATCCGTATCGGCTTCCATCTCCTCGCCCACAACGATGAGCACCACGGGGCCCTGGCTCAGGCCGGGTTGGGCCCACTCCTCCATGCTCTCCTCGTCGAGCGAGGGCTTCCCCTGGAACTTCTTCACGCCCCCTGTGTTGTGGCAGTACTTGCCCGCAGCGACGGTGATGCCGTTCGTCGCATCGGTGAGCCGGTTGTAGACACCGGTCTCGATGGCCTGCTCGGGGTTCACATGTTCCCCTGGCTCTTGCGGGTCCAGTGCCTATTGTCAGGCCTGGTCGCGCTTGAGCGCTCTGAGATCGTGCCCACCGAGGCCTTGGGTGCCTCCGCGCTGGTGCGAGGAACGGGCGGTACACCAAGCCCCTTCCTGCCCTTGTTCATCTGCTCGGCCAGGGCGAGGGCATCCTCGTAGGACTCACGAATGCGATCGCTCATGAGCTTGGGACGCCTGTCGTAGAGGTGGAAGCGGCAGGTCCTCTTGCAGAGCCGGAGCACCGTGTTGTAGGCGACCTGGCCGTGCTTGAGGACGGTGATGGGAAGATCGAAGGCGCTCAGGCAGGCGTTGATGTCCGCCTCGCCATCGTCCATGCACCCGTCGAGCACGTCCGTGTTCACGGATCCGGTCGACTCGTCATCGGTGAGCTCGATGAGGGTTTCCTCACCGATGTCGGCCACCATGATCGCCTGGGTCAGGTAGTCGGCCACCGGCTACATCACCTCGCGAGGCTGCCTCTGGGCCGGGCACTTGCGATGCCTCGTGCGTCCGGCCTCACGGTCCTTCGCGCCGAGGAGCTGCCCGCACTTCTCGCACTCCAGGACGATCCTGGGCCCGCGCTCCTTCTCCTCACGCTTCTTCTTGTCCCGCTCCCTCTCGAGGGCCACCTGGTCCACCTGGACGTACCCGGTGGAAGGGTGGGGCGCCGGCTTGGGCTTTGGGGGCTTCGGCCGCTTGAAGGGCGTCCACTTCTTGCCGTCGTCGGAGGTCTCGATGTCGAGCAGGGAGTGCTTCAGGAGCTCCTGCAGCGCATTGTCGGGGTAGTGCTTCAGTGGTGTGGTGATCCATTCCCTGGTCCACCAGCGCTGCATGAAGAGATGGCGGTCCTCGGCCACGTCCTTGCTGACACGTATCCTGATGAAAGACATGAGACCTCCTGGGCGGCCCCCCCGCCCGGAGGCGGGGGGGCCTGTGCTGTGTCAGAGCGCTACGCGAGCCACTGGCTCACGACCACCCTGAACTTGCCCTTGTGCACGTTGGTCGTGGAGGAGATTGTCTCCGCCTCCCACAGCAGGTTCGCCTCGCCCCAGTTGCCCGGCGTGACGACCAGGGTGTCGGGGAAGATCCCCAGCGGCTTGCCCTGGTTGTCGGGGAAGGCCATCATGGCCTCGGCGGCGAGGGTGAGGTTGTCGCCGTTCAGCGTCTGGTTCGACCTGTAGGCCGTCTGCCAGAAGCCGTAGCCCAGGCCGAAGCGGGCCCTCACGCCGTAGCGGTACTCGTCGTAGTCCCACACGTGGTCGGACTCCGGCGTCGTCTGCGGCTGGAGCTCGGGCTTGTCCCGGTGCTGCAGGATGCACGGCTTGTAGCCTCCCTGCGAGGAGTCCACCAGGTACCAGTAGGCACCCGTGCCGCCCGTGTCCTGGTTCGCCACCGTGGTGGTGCCGTCGTCCAGGGTGTGGGTGGCGAAGAACGCGCCCTCGTCGAAGCAGATGCCCGTATCACCGTTCTTGAGCAAGAGGAACGACTGCTCCTCCCAGCCCCTCTCGCCGGCGTAGGCCAGGTCCTTGATCCTGTCCTTGGCGTTGCCGAGGGTGTCGTCCTCGAGGTCCTCGCGGTCGATGGAGACCGCGGAGCTCCACTTCTCGTTGACGATCGTGTACTTCTTGGCCGCCAGGCCGTACACGCGCCGCTGGCCGATCCAGCGCTCGAGCTTGGGCAGCTCTCCCATCCACCCGTAGTTCATGGAATCGGAGTTGCTCTTGGTCTCCTTCGTGAAGGAGCGCCAGTCGCTCTTGGCCTTGCGGACGCGGGCCGCCTCGGAGAGGAAGCCCTGGAAGTCCGAGCTGAGCTCGTGGTTGACCGCGTCGAAGTTGGTCCTGTTCAGGAGTACCATCGGTCACCTCCCCTACGCGGCGAGCGTGGCGTCGTCGATCGCCACCTCGACCTTCGTGGCCGAGGTGAAGGCGACGATCTGCCCCGCCTTGATGGAGTTCGTCGTGGAGGCCGCCACCGTCTGGTCGTCGGACCAGTAGACGACGTCGCCCACGTTGGACTGGGCCATGCCGGAGGCCACCATCTCGAAGGTGCCCACCTGGTACACCAGGACGGTCTTGTCTCCGTTGGACCCGCTGGAGTTGTCCACGCCCTTCTTGCAGAGCCCCATGGGGATCAGGCCGGACGTGTCGGACGCCGGCACGGCGAAGCCGGCGGCGTTCACGCAAACGCCCCCGCCCGCGAAGATCTCGGTCGACGCGGCGACGGGGATGGGGATTACTCGACCGGCTCCCCTCGAGGGGGTGTTGCGGTCCTTGGTCAGAGCTGCCACGGTGATTCCTCCTTCTCGTGGCGTTCAGGGCGGACTCCGGGTGCACTTCACCCGTCGAGAGCCCGCTCGTAGTTCGTTGTGGTGTAGGAGCTGACGCCTAGCGGCTGCCCTTGAGTGCGGCGAGCCTCGCCCGCTCGGAGCGGATGCGCTGCTTCTCCTTCTCCATCTTGTCCTTGTCGCCGGCCCAGCCCTCGGCCGTGGCCCGGGCCGTGAGCAGGGTGATGTCACCCTCGGTGAGGCCGTCCTCGGGCGACCCGGCCGGCGGCTCGCCCGTGCCCGGCGAGGAGACCGGCTTGGGGCCCGGCGCCATGATCTCCGGGAACTGCTTCATGGAGGCCTCGAAGTCCTTCATGTCCTCGGGCTTGCCGCTCTCGATGGCCATGCGGGCCATCTTCTCGACGAGGGGCCTGTTGGCCGTGGTGACCCTCGTGTCGAAGCGGGCGACGAGGGCCGAGACCTCGGCGTTCATCTTGAAGGTCTCGAGCTCGCCGAGGCGGGCTTTGAGCTTCTCGTTCTCGTCGGCTGCCGGCGCGCCCTGCTTGAGGACGGCGATGTGCGAGAACATCTTCTCGGGCGTGGTGTCCTCGGGCAGATCGGACGCCTCGAGGGCCTTGGCCTTGAAGGCCTTCAGGGACTTCACCTCGTCGGTGTCGTCCTTGGAGGCGATCGTCGCCTCCAGCTCGGAGATCTTCGTGTCCTTCGCCTTGACCTCGTCCTTGGCCTTCTTCTCGCTGGCGACCAGGGCCTTCACCTTGTCCGCCGCCTCGTCCTCTGTCGCCTCGGGAGTGAGCCCGAGCAGCTCCAGGAGCTTCTCCATCTTCGTACCTCCGGTTGCCTTCTGCCCCGCTCGTGCCACGAGGGGGGGTTGATGGTGCGTTGCAGGGTCGTTCGTGAGGGCGATCCTCTTGATGTAGACGAGCTTCCCGGTCTTCGAGTTGTGACCGCCCTCGGGAGAGAAGTGCCGGTACTCCTTGTTCTTCATCCACTCCCGCGCACGGGGGGACCACTCGACTTCGGAAGCCCAGATGCCGTCCGCCCGGGGCTGCGGCACCCACCACCCGATGGCGGGAGCGGGCTGGCCATTCGAGAGCGATTCGGTGGTCTGGTGCTCCCAGTCGATCGGGAGCTTCGGCATGCCCTTCCACTTGTAGAAGGCCATGACCGTCTTGGCCGAGTTCTCGTCGACGTCCAGGTCGCCGTACTTCGGGATGTTCCAGTGGCCGTAGGGTACGATCCGAAAGGCCGTGGGAACACCTTCGGCGTCGAGCTCGACATGCTCCTCGAAGGTCCGCTCGCTGGCGCTCAGGAA